CCATGGTTTGAAGTAGTTTACAAATTGTTTTTTAAAGGTTTGTTTCTGACCTGACTTATTAGTATACACCATCGGATAAAAATACCCTTTGCCTAATTCAAACGATACGGGGCTGCCATTCTGTATTACACTTGTAGCCCATGAATTAGTAATGTTATCGTAATTCCATTCGTGGTCATATTCTGACAAGTCCAAATCTGACAACTTCCTATCCCCTAACTTCTTGAATAGGTCTGCATTTCTACCATAGAACGCTACCTTATAAATTACGTGTTGTTCATTGGTTATGACTATGTCAGTTAGTTGAACGAATCCATTTAGCTGTTCTATTGTGTCCGCATAAATAACTGCAGGTGCTTTCTTTGAAGGGTCAAAGGTTGGAGAGTTAGTTCCTACAAATACGTTCACATCAAATAGCCCCCTGAATAACCTATCCACTTCCTTACTCCCAACCAGGTCAACAGTTAAAGTTTGGTCGCTTGCTCGTTTGTCGGGTTCAAATAGGTCGTATATTTTCTTGTTTATCCCTAATGATATTTCACTTCCTGAATAAACTCTTTGCCCGCTAATTAATATATCTATCATAATTGTTGGCGGTGTTGGTTGTACGCAATCCTGAACTCCATCTCAGCGTTAAATAGTTTGTCCTTGCTCCTATATCTTTTTTCAAAGTCACGACTATTCAATATCAAAGGTATTAACACTTCCTCTTCCACCTCCCAAAATATTGCAGGGGACTGGACTAATTGATACAAGGCTTCGCTCTCTTCATCTGTAATCCAATCTGCTACAAATCTATACACCTCGTTTACTTTGGTGTTATATTGCACTTGACCCGCCTCGCTTTGGTCATACACATATCCGCTGTTTGTCATGCGCCCTCTAATCCTGCTATACTCTTTAGCTTCAACACTTACACTCTGTGTATATGGTCTTTTGAATGTGAATGAGTCGAATCTACCATACTTGTTTAGGTAGTGCAACCTTGCTGTTTTAGTGTCATCTCTTAAACAACTTGTATCCAAGTAGAAGTAAATGTAATTGCTTACTCTATCATTGCTGCTATTTCTTATTGATATTCGGTAAGAGGTCCATGGGTCTACCGGTAAAGGTATGTTTGCCGTTCCAACTAATATCTTCTTGAATAAAGCCGTTGGGGCTACGGTGTCGGTATTTGGAATTGACCCCGTTGCAACCGTACTCCCTGCAGCATTAAAGAACTCTACAAAGAGGTTGTCAGCATTAGTAGTTCCTATGCCTATCCCTGCAATTATCCCCACCTCATACGTTTCATTCATTCGTATATTGATATGCTCTCTATCTGTAAGAAATCTACCCTGCCCTGAGTTTGGAATAATATAAGATTGGTATTCGTTCTGCTCCCATTGCCTTACGTCTATTGCGCCGTTGTAGGCATAGAAATCGTTTGTAGTGTCCGTGTCTCCACTTGCAGAAGGTACGCCAAAGAACTCGGTAAATCTTACGTTATATTGTCGATATACATTAGCGGTGGTCCATCCTACTACATGGTTAATAAGACTACTTATATCGTAATTAGTGAAAGGTTCTAATATCCTCCCTACATCAATCCATGCTGTTCCGTTGGTTGGATATGGCGACTTGAACTCTGAGTATAGCACTGCGCTTGTTGGGGTGTCGATTACTTCGACCTTGTATCTAAAGTTAGTTAGGTGCGCTGCGCCACTTGCAACAAAATTGATAGGGTTTCCCGTTGGGGATACTAAGTAAGGCTGCTGTATAAATGTGATTGCCATTACTCTTAATATAGAGTAAAAAGGCTAAATTGGTATGGTAAGTTCTTCCCCCGTCAATGCAAAGTAAAGGTTTTGTAGTTGGTGGACATTTTTAATCTTCACCACAGGAACTCCTCTAACACCATAAGTAAAACCTCCTATTGGATGGACGTTGACATCTTGACTATTTTTCCTATATAAAATCGACTCCTTTTCTGTAAGTAATATGTTAAACCCAAACTTAACAAGCCATTCCTCTGTTAATGGGATAGGTTGTAGTGACTCAAATGCAGTGTAGCATGACCCACATCTATACATAACACCATCTTTGTGTATTTCTTCTACTCTAAAATAAATTGTTTTATTTGGGTCGGCTTCATAATCTACTATTATTGTACCGCATCTTAATTCTTCTGCTTTCATATTACTATATTAACTTCTACATCTTGACCTAACTCTTCTAATAACCTTTGCTCTAATTGGTCTATGTATCTTTGGTCAAGCGCCTTGGTAAAGAATAGCGTTTTCCCTATACCGTGTTTCTTTACATTGATTGCAGTTGCATACGCTGCGCTTTTCATGTTCTTGACGTTTATCCCTTGCCTTCCTTTTCTTGCATTCCAATCTTGCAGGGAGTTAACCATGGCTTTGCTTACATACTTATTCTTGAACGAATATCTACCCGTTGTTATTGCAGATTTATAACCACCTCCAATACCTTTCACTCCTTCATCTGTAAACACATAGTAATCGGGTAGGTCTAATTCTGCGCCTACGTTACCAATGCTTATTGTAATGGGAGGCACTGCTATCTCAGATGGCAATTGGTTCGGGCCTCGTGTAATCTTGTTCGCTGCAAGGATAGAAACCATCTGAGCGGTTCTTTCATTTAACCACTCTTGAAGTATCGCTGCTACTCGTTCATTTGCTGTTTGTGCCATTGTCTTTCTTTTCTATTAAATAAGCCATGTGATTGAGAAACTTATACACATTCATTTGTGTTATGTCCTTATGTTTGGTCACATCGTTGTTTGACATTTCATCAACTACGATATACCAACCCCATCGAATTCCGAATATATTCGCTCCATCGCCTCCTCCGTCACCGAATAACCCTGTATACTCTGAGCAAATTTGATTAAAACAATCGAAAAAAAAACATACAATGGATAGGCATCTGCTATACTCATGTTGTACTTCAACCATTCTGCACGCTCCTTTATTTGCCCCTCATCTAAATACTCTTTGCCTTTCTTTAACATTACTGCCATAACCACATGAATAGAACCAACCCCGTCCTTTGCTAAGTTCTGAAAGGACATAAATTGTCCAGAGGTCCATTCCGACATTTTGTATGCAGGTGTAAACTCCTGACCGTCTATAATTATCTTCTTAGACCAATCCATTGGCATAGGTGTAAGCATGAACTCAGTAGCGTTGTTGTATGCTTCGAGCATATCAATCATTAGCATCTTATCCAACTTCTCAAAAGGAATGCCTGTCAGCACTTGTAATACTGCCCTTTTAGACTTAATAGCATCCTTAATAGCAATCTTTTCTTGTAGCCTCTGGTACTTATCAATGGTAATATCTTTCCAATTCATACTGCAAATATAATTAATTTTCTGAACTTGTAGGTGGGGGTGTATTATCCCTTACTTGCTTAGGCTTCACTACCCGAATTAGTATCTTAACGGATGTCATAGTTGCCTATTGTTGGGTTGGAAATATGCTGCTCGCTGACATATCTAAGCGCATCAATGCAATGGTTAAAGGCGTCTATGGGCTTGTTCGGTATCGTGTTTCCATTCCTATCTTTATCCCAAACGTAATTCCGTAACTCCTTAATTAGGTTAGTGCTATTACTTGTTACCATTAGGTTGCAACCTTGCAATAATTGTATGCCATGAATGATACTATCTCGACCTTTGACCGCTCCCACAATGGGAAGCCCGTGTTGTTGTAACTCTGCGATACTCTTCGGCTCTGCACTATCTGCTACAAAGAACCCTTGCAAGTGCTTAACGTGGTTAAATATATCTCTGTTAGTTAGCCCTTTCATGTATAGCTGTTCATGTGCAATGTAGCCCTCGTTATACTTGTATAGGCTTATGCAGGTAGTCGGGTCGGAGGTGTAACCAAAGTCTATTCCGTGGCCTAATAGACGGGCCTCTTTCGGTATCTCATCAATCTGCTTCCAATCTTGGAATATAACCCCGTCTAAAGAACCGATTTGTCCAAGGCCGTAAACCCTCCACCAATTAGCCCAATAGGTTGATGTTTCTGCTTTTTCTTTTGCTTTCTCTATCTCTTTAACTATTGCAGGGTCTAAGGCTTCATTGTCCTTGTATGTTAGTATTACAAAGTCGCTGTCGGTATCTCCTATAATTTCTTTATCCACCCAAAATTCTGAAACGGGATTATAATCTAAATAAATAAACTTTCTCGTTCTAATTGCTAATTGATAATAGCTTTCCCAATCTACATTATTGCACTCGTTAATGAATAGCACATCCCTTCTCGCACCTCTCAACTTACTTGAATTGTCTGCACTAAAGAACTCGATATAAGAGCCGTTGTTAAATGTATAAGTAAGTGATGACTTATTGAATTGGTCATCTCTGTACAATCCCACCAAATCCATTATCTTTAAGAAGTCACGCATTGCACCCCTCCTTAGATGGGGGATAGTTTCAGCGACAATACTTATTTCTTGTTTAGGTTCGTTTAACGCATGGGTAATAAGAAAGGGAATAATAGAGAAAGTTTTGGATGCTGATGTGCCACCCCTTACTACCCTTACCCTTTTCTTTAGTAAGGCAATTTTATCCTGTGCTGTCGTCTTTAGGAACATTCAAGTCTATGCCTTTAAATATCGGTTGCTCTACATTTATATTCTTATTTTCTGTTTTAGTACTTGCAATTCTATGATACTCTTCTTCTGTACCTATCAACTTATAAAGTGCCATTTGGGTAAGCGGATTGTTTCCGTTGTACCATTTATTGCGCAGTCCGTTCTTGACATCTATCTTGTTTTTGTCAAGGGCCTCTTTTATAGTGTTGAGTTCGTTCGAATCTATTTTAAAGAAATCATAAAAAGTTGTCTTATTACAAGGCAATAAAGTAACCACATCTTCAATAAAAAATAGTTTCTTCTTCTCTATTAACTCAAGTGCTTGGTTGTATATTTTTATTCTATCGTATGCCATTGTTTATTATCTATTAGTTGCCCGTTTCTTTTTACTTTAATACTTGGGTCAAGTTTAATCATTCGCTTTACTATTACATCGCAATACTTAGGGTCAAGTTCCATTCCGTAACATTTGCGTTTAAGTTGGTGTGAGGCTACCATTGTTGAACCACTACCTAAAAATACATCTAATACAATATCTCCTTCTACTGATGAGTTTTCTAAAGGTTTACTGCATAAAGGTATTGGTTTCATAGTCGGGTGTTCATCTGACCTACTTGGCCTTTCTATATCCCAAACAGTGGTTTGTTTTCTATCACCACACCATTTATGTGATGCACCATCAAGCCAACCATAAATACAAGGTTCATGTTTCCAATGATAATCTGACCTTCCAAATGTTGAGTTATTTTTATTCCATACTATATAGGATTTAAATAAAAACCCTGCATTTAAGAATTGTTGAATAAAGTTGTGAGTTTCACTTGATGCGTGCCATACATAAATAGCACCGCCTTTTTTTAATGCAGTTGATATTGTTGTATAAACATCATATAAAAACTTAGGAAAGTCATCTAACTTATCATTTGCTATTTTTTCTCTTTTTTTACTTCCACCTTCATAGTCAATATTATATGGAGGGTCTGTATGACACATATCTGCTAATACACCATTCATTAACTTAGCTACTGAATCACTATCAGTACTATCCCCACATAACAATCTATGCTCCCCTATTTCATAAAGGTCACCTAATAAGCTAATTGGTTCTTCGGGTGGCGTTGCATCAAAGTCATCCTCAACCGCCTCCAACTCTCTTTCTAAATTAATCGGCACATCTAATCCCCACTCTTCTAACTGCTCAACATCCCATTCGTTCGCTAACATATCCCAATCCCATTCGCCACCGCTTACATTGTCTTTAATAATAAACTGCCTTTGTTCATCCTCTGTGAGGTTGCTTGCTTTCAGTACGGGTACTTCTTTCAATCCTGCTGCCTTGCAAGCTTTTAATCTCATATTGCCTCCTAATACTATCATATCATCATTAACGACAATAGGACGTATCTCAAGCATTTTAGGGAACTCCTTTATACTTGCAACCAACTTTTCAAACTTATCATCCTTAATTACTCTTGGATTGTTTGGATTGTTTTTTATTTCTGATATAGGTAGTAATTCAGTTTTCATGCACTATCTCTTTAAGTAACTCAACGGGGTCTTTAGCAGTCGCTACGGCAACCGCCCAAAATATACCGACAAACAAACCTAATGGAAGTAGTATCGGAAGTATGAATATAGCTCTAAAGTATCTCATTTGCTTTCTTTTTAGTTTCTGTATATGTTGATTGAATTTCTCTTATAGTTGTATGTAATCCTATTCTAAGTGCGTTATAATCGCTGTCTGAAATCGCCAATGCTTTCTCAATGTCATCCGTAACAATGCAATTATATCCATGCCTAAAGTAGTCTTGATAGCCGTACTCAAATGATTCAGGACTAAATATTACGGGGGTTGTTAAACACATTGCTTTGAGAGTAACATTACAAAGATAACCAACTTCTTTCAAATGTAGAACAAACTTGCTGTTTTTTATTTCTTCCATATCCTGCCATGTAGGGTTGTTTTCGTGTCCGAATAGGGTTGCCCCTGCTTCAATGGTTCGCTTGTAGTTCTTTGGGTCACGTTTCTCGTAGTAGTGAACAAGTGATACCATCTCTCTAATAGGTTCTTTCTTGTAGTCTATGTAATCCACAACGGGAGGCAATATAACAGAGTTGTCCACTTGCTTAGATTGTGCTTTGTCCTTTGTGAAGTAACGCTCATAGCCTAATATTTTAAAGGTTGAAAGGTCTTTTACACATGGGTAAACTATAACCTTTGATTTATCTTGTATCTTGTATAGTTGAGGAACGTCAGGCATAATAAGCAGGTCGTGTTCGGGTATAGCTTCTCCTTGGTAGATTGTGTCTATCCCCGTAAAGAATTGAATGCGTTTAGCTTCATCTGCGTGGAAATCCCATATCATAACTTTCTAAATATTCTTACGTTTGGATTAATTGGATTCAGTTCTTCAAAGCCTACCTTAGTCAACACTACATTTAAACCTTTGTGACTAAAGATAGTTTGATGTCCTATGGTTGGGTTTAGATAAGGGTGTTCACTATCTACCCAATCAGAGAATGAACTCTCAATATAAAGATAGCCTCCTTTGCTCAATGCCTCATACATTTCTTTAAATTCGCTGTAAGGCTTGTATAGGTGTTCAATTACTTCTATGCAAGTGATTACATCGTAGGTATCTTTTAAAGGTGGTTGTGCAAAGTCTTCACTAAATTTATCATAACCTACTGCCCTTACTCCATTAGCCTTTAGGTAGTCGACAAATGTACCAAGACCGCATCCGAAATCTAAAACAAATGGGTTCGAGTTTAAAGACTTGATACGTTGCAATCGTGTTGCATTGTGTTCAGAGTAGTTTCTCGATTCTTCGCCCGTACCTCCAACCATATCTGAGTTAGTAAGTTCTTTGGCTGTGAATATCGTATCCGTATCTTCACACTTGTAGTAGAAGATATTTCCCTTTCGGCAATAGTTCGAGGCATTGCCCCCTGTTATTGGTGATTTGATTTTGCTCATGTTAATCTATTTAATTCGTTTTGGTTTCTAAATACTGCCCATTGCCCCCCTTGTGGGATAACATTCGGGCATTGTTGGAAGGATTCTAACGCCCTCGGTACTTTCATTGCTTCAGCTAAGGCGAATGCCATGGATTGATTGCCCAAAAACATTGGTGCGCCTGCTATACACTCAGCCATTTCTAAGAAATCATTAACAACTATCCTCTTGTAATTAGCGTTCAGCATTGAGTTAACCATACGCCATTCCATATCCACTCCAATGAAGTAAGCCTCTTTAAATATATTGTAATTGATTAGTCCATTAGTGTACCTCAGTGTCCTATTCACAATCGGTAATTCAATTTCCCTGGGCTTAACTTTAATCCATGGTTGCGAAAGGTCAGGAGTTAACTCAGGGTAAACATACGAATGCCATAGGGCTATGTTAAATGAGGATGTGTTAATATTCTCCTTCCTGAATTGGTCAAGGTCGTAGTCTATCTTCTCGTTAACGTATGGCTTCACTTCGGCAATGTAATCTTGAGCCATTAATAAAGGGTAAAGCATGTCGTACACCTTCGGGCTAATCATGTACTTGCCCATTGAGTGACCTGAGAAGTCCGCCTCCACATTAATGCCAACGTAAAAGATACATTGCACGTCTAATTTCTCGCATAGGTATTTCACGCTTGCAAGTGAATAAATCAAATCCCCACTATGTCCGCTCTGTTTAAATGTTATCATAAAGTCTATATAATTCTCTGTAAATTGTCGAATATTTGTTGCACGATTGGCAGTTGCCAGAAAGTAGTTGTTTAAGCCTATCCTGAGTTCCTAATCCATTATTTAACCATAACTCCACCGCCTTGTTGTTAACGTCTTGCTCGTGTATCCATTGCCCATGTTTGACAAATAGAATCCATTTATCTTTTATCTGGTTAATAATAGTTTGACTCATAAAGTACTGCTAATACGAATGTGGGAAGTATGTAATAGTATTCCCCTATGGAGGCAAAAGTAATTAAACTAATCCAAAATACCAAACACTTAGTGCAAGTGAACGGCTTGCGATTGAATATAGGAATAAAAACCGCTATTACTTTACGTAGTTTGCCCCTCGTAAACCAATGGGATAGCATGATTATGGCAATGGCAATAGTTACTAACATATCGGCATATCTTTAAGTGTAAGGTAGTC